TGTTTCATGTTTTGCCGGAAAAGTTTCAACTAGACAACAAAGTTCGGCATCTTCTAATTGCTGTTCAACGCAGGGATTAAAGCCCATTACGTTTTTGTCGTCATCCCTAGGTAAATCAGCCATGCGGCCCCTTGTTCGGGCGTTATCAAGCCATATATACCCCGGCTCACCGTTCTTTTGAGACTGCTGGGCATGCCACTCGTAGTCCATCCCCACTATGGCGTGAAATGAGTTATTGGAACCCCACCGGTGATGGTAAAGCTTTTCCTGATCGTTTTTCATTTCAAGATAGTGGGTATCGTCGTGGGAACCCATAGCCAAGGCCGCTGACCTCCGCACATTGCCAGATACGACACAGCGTCCTATTAGATTTTCTGTGTCTACGATGTCAACTGAAGTTATGGTTTGGCCGATGCGGCTATCGTATAATTCCTTCAGGTTTTCATGTAATTCAATTAAAGGATCTGGGCCCGAAGAAGTACCGCCGAAACCTTTTATGGGGGCCCCGTAACCACGTATTAGAGAGTAATCAAATTTTGGAACTTGGTTGCCGAAAAAATATCCGTCCAGAAGAACTTTAACGGAGTCAACCCAGCCTTCCCGACTGTCTTCAACAAAATGAATTTCGTTTGTGTGTTGTGGCTCTCGGATCGTTACTGTGTCAGCCCCCAACGTATCAAAACCAACCCCAATGCCAACCATTAAAGCATCCATCATCCATGCAAAAAGGTATCCCCCTTTAGACGACAAATCCTTTGTGGAGCGGAATGCGCAATTGAACAATCCGGCGGCAGTTCGCTCTTCAATAAATTTGGTGCCCATCATCCACAGGCCGCGGCCGGGTGGGGTCCATTTCAAATTAAACAATCGATCATAAGCGTCTTTGGCTGTCTTTTGAGCTTTGCTGTCATTCCATTCTAATCCAAGCATGAAAACATGCTGTTTTTGCATGTTAAACATGCCCTCAATAACTCTCCGGCACGTGTGAAGCCACTCCTCGGTGCCTTTCAGGTCTGGGTCAAACTCGGATAGCCTTCTGGAATATGTGCGCTTAAAAGTGACATAGCCAAGGGGGCCCCATGGTACCTCTTTTTCTCTGTATTGTTCAATAAAGGTATCTGATAGCTTAAATTTTCTAATATTGTCGATTGTTCTCATTATAATTTATTTCCTTCTAGTTTTAAATTTTTCATAACGATTTTGCAGAATGTTTCTCTGCTCTTTAACAGTAACCGGTACCGGGTTCATAGGTAGGCTGCTGTTGGTTATTGTGGGTGATATTTTTGGAAGCATCTTAATGCAGACATTTGAAGTATCCATGAATATATCATAAATAATGCCGTCAGGTCCGTTTCTATTTTTTGCGATGAACATTTTTCCTTGATTTTTTTGTTTATCCTCTATGGTACGCGATATAGTACAAATAAAATCTGCAACAAAACATTTATTAAACGCTTCAGAAATTTGTTCCATCGTGATCACTTCGGCATTGAGACCTGAACGATTTGTCTGGGAAGCTGTCCAAACTGGGCACTCAAACTCTTGGGATATTGCCCTGAGTTCCTCATAGATGGATTCTAACTCGTTGCGCTTCTCTTTGCGAACGGTCACAGGCTTCAGCAGATCAGCATAGTCAACTATAATCATTCCCGGCGTGATTCCCCTCTTGATCAATTTTGATAGATGGGTCTTAATAGTATTAGTCGAGGCTGATTTTGTTGGATATTCTTTAACTATCAACTTGCCTTCAATGTCTTTAACAATATCGTAAATTTCATTTTTAAAGCCTTTTAGTTCAGATAGTGGATAACTTGTGATACAACTATCATATCTAGATGCCACAACAGTATCCTGTAGCTCAAGTGTATAGTGTATCACTGTTTTGCTTTCTTTGAGAGCTTGAGCACCTAAGTGAACCAGTACCATAGATTTACCTGCACCGGTGGGCGCGATGACAACTCCTAATTCGCTCTTGCCTAAGCCGCCGCTGCAAATATTGTCAACATCACTCCAGCCGGTTGATACAGGCTTGCGAAACTTTGGAATAAACCTTTGTTCAAAATCGGCCAAATAGTCATAGCCGAAATTGTTATCGGAGCCCAATTTTAAGGCATCGTTAATGACTTTTGAGATTTCGTCAAATGAACATGATTGTAGCAGGTTAACTGATTCAATCATCGCCTCTTTTAATTTTTGCTTGCGACAGAATTCTAAAGATACCTCTTTAATGTATTCGCAGTCCGCCACTTCACTGATTTCAATGCGACTACAATAATCAAATAATTGTTTTTCGGCCACTTCATCATCAAGATCTTCTGTCTTAAAAATCGTCAACAATGCTTGACTAGACGGATGTTTACTGTATTTATGCCTATACTTCATCAACTTACTAACGAAGATCTTCAAATACTCAAGTTCAAGAAAATTAATATCTAGAACTTCTGTTATTTGGTCTGCGAAAGTGCGATCTTCAAGGATAAGTTGTACCAATCCTTCTTGAAAGGATTTACCATATCTACTAAAGTCAATTTTTTCTGTCAGCATATTCCTCTCAATGTGTCAATAACTATAACATTTCCAGCCGTAAAGTCAAGCTGAAAACTCTTAAATCAAACTGCAACGTCAACACTCTCGTTAGTAATCTTGTTTAAGTGAACCTTGAGTTCTTCCCAATTTAACTCACCAAATCCATCCTCAATCATCATCTTAAGAATGGCGGTTTTGTTGAAATTAAAATCAAACTTTTCTACTGATTCTTTAACAACGATCTTGGATTGAATTGACATCTGTGGTGAATACAGTTGCATCATTTTATAATTGTGTTCGATCAGTTCTCTACTATCAACAATGTTATTATAAACTTTCAGTTTACTATTTTCTAACTGTTTTTCACAGTGTTGAATGATATCATCAACTGTATGTGTTTCTTCTTCCGACAAGAACTGCAATCTTTTTGCGACTGTACCGAATCCAACTCCCTTGACGCCCGGCAAGTTGTCGGATGTATCACCAATAATTGCTCTTGCGAGGGCCATATTGGTAGGGTGGACACCAGTTTGTTCCACGATTCTCTTGGTGTTCAAAAGCTCGTCTTTTGTGGGGCGCCAAAGTACTGTTTCTTCATCACAAAGCTGCATGAAGTCTCTGTCGTTTGACACTATAATTTTTTGCCATCCGTCATAGTGTGACATGTTACAGACGTACGAAATAACATCGTCAGCCTCCACTTGTTCAATCATGGTCTGAATAATTGGCATTTCATTCAAATATTCAATAAGCCGGCTTTGTTGCCAAATCTTATTTTGGATCTCTTCGTCGTCAGTAAGGTTGTGAAAAGCGCGATTGAGACGTATCGGTTTGCGGCCTTGCTTGTAGTTCTTGTCCATTGTCTTACGCTTACGTGAGCCGTCAGGGCCGTCCCAAGCAATAATAATATTGTCAGGTTTTGTTGTGCGTACAAGCTTCTGGAGGATCTTTAAGGATCCCTTAAGACCACCAATTGGCTGGCCATGTTGTGATAGACTAGGATCAACGATATATGCACGTAAATACATATTTAATGCGTCAATGACTAGCACTCTTTTGTTTTCATTTTTTATATTCATAATTTATTAACTCGTAAATGTTACCCCAAGGATCTTTTTTATACACAGATTTGGAGCCGTCTCTGTGTGTTCCTACTTTGCCTTCAATTCCCTCAAAATTCTCAACTTCAAAGGCAAAGTGTGCCGGATGTGTGCCTTTTTTGACAAAAGCCATTTTAATATTTTCAAACTTAATAAAAGCCCAAGTATCATCTTGATATAAAATCTCCGCGCCGAAGTTGTTTTCGTACCAGATAGCTACCAGAGTGGGTTCTTCCACAACTAGCGCAATGTGATCAATTTTAGTCATATCGCTTGTTCCACGTGGCCTCGCACAAGAATTGCACTTTAAACCGCCCCAGATGCCCTGAGTATGGTTTTCTGACCTCGTGGGTACCCATAGGCGGCTTCCAAGTTGGAAGGCGCTCAGGGTCCATTTTATTGGACATTTAGAAACCCCTCAGTTATGTTAATATTATATACGGTTCAAGCTGTATTGTCAAGTGTTAATTACTCATTATCGTAATAATCTGCTGCATTGCCTTGGCGACTATCAAACTTTTGAATTACTTCAGTTTCCATGAGTTCCAAAACCTTTGCCTTAAACTCATCATCAGTCTTTATCAATTCAGTCCACTTAGATGGTTGAAATTTCTTTGAGTAGTCTCCGACTGTCATGGTGTACCAAGAGCCAGCAGAAACCATCTGCTTAGAGCCCTTAACTGCATCAAACCACGATTCTTCATCTTGAATACCTATCTCTCGGGTACCCCATAAGATCCGGAACGTACAGTTTCTGCCCTCTGTGCCGAATCGGGACTTTTCAAGCTTTGCTTTAACTTCAGAGCCAATCTTGAACCCTTTCTCGTCAAGTACAGCGGCCGCTTTGGATTTACGACCAGTAAGCCAAATACGCAATGAGTATGAATAGTGCATTGCTTTTCCGCCCGGCGTAACATAAGGTGTTGTCATCGCAATCTGGCGCGCCATTGGACCTTGCGGAATGTTAGTCTTCAACTGATTGAGTACAATGAATGTTGCTTTTTGATCCGCGATAGGGATGACCAGTTTAGACATACCTTTTGCCAAGATCCGGGCTTTAGTTGCCACAGACGATTGCGGATTGAAATCCCCCTCAACATCTGAGATAGACGGCGTAAACGCGAGGGAGTCCCAAATAAACACTAGCTGATCTTCTGCTGCTCCGAGTAACTCTTCAATTGTTTCTAACACAAACTCAACTGATGATGCTTGAATATACATTAAGTTTTCCAAGTCACAACCAGTCCGACTTAAAAAGTCCGGATCGATGGCCGACTCAGAGTCAAAATAGACCACAAGCTTGCCTTGCTTCTGTGCATTGGCGGCAATTTGTGCCGCCATATACGACTTACCGGTCGATTGAAGGCCAGCAATTTCTGTGATTTTTCCCACTGGAACTCCTGCTAGTCGACCCTTACAAATGATAGAGTCAAGCCATCTAGAACCTGTTGGGATCCACTCCTTTACAGAAGTGGGGTTATCAGTGGTCAGATCGTGTGCCACCTCACGGCCGGCTTTTTTATTTACCAGCTTCATAAGATCGTGCATAGATACACGACCTGCCTTTGCTTTTGCCATATTGGCTCCTTAATTTCTTTTCTTTATTTTTTAGCACATGTATTGTTAGTGCTTCATTAATATAGCACAATGTAACAACAAATGCAAACGATTTTATCCAGTTTTTGCTAAAGAACGCGACGATGAAGTCGCGGTAGTTTTCTTTAATCTTTTAGGTTCTGAAAAGTATTCAATAAAATGTTGTTTTGCTAATGATCTCTGCACCGATTGGTGTGGTAATTGTAAACATCGGTGAAAATAGCTAGCTTCTTGAATTGTTTGATTTGCGCTAGCTGAAGTCACTGCCTTTGCATAATTGGAATGACTTTGAACTCTCAACTTATCAATATACGAAATAACCGTACTATAAAATTTTGTGTAATCATTGACAGTTAAGTTATTATCATGCACATATTCAATAGCCCACCAAAGCATCCACGCATGCGCAGATTTCAATTTCGTGGCAGTAATAATGTTGCCTTTATTGTTGGTAAATTTTTCTTTTTTCACCATGGTAATAAAAGCTGCGAATTTATTGAAGATGCTAGCAAATCTCTCAAACTGTTCAGCAATATATGGTGAATCTTCATCAAACATATTGACGAACCCAACCCCAGAAGAGTATAGTAAATCTAAATCGCAGCTTCTTAAAGAAACTGTGGCCGGTTTAATGTGGGACATTGATTCACCCCACTCGTTAACGGTAGCAATAAGAAATTTAGCAATTACCTCTTCATCTGAGCAGAATGGTAAGCCTCCCTTGCTAGCAAACCCAAAGCGCTCCCAGAGCGCTGTATTTTCCGATGAGAGTCGTCGGACCCAAGGAGTCAACAGGGACATCATCGCACGACGAGTTTGCTGTTGATTTAGTGGCCTTCCTTTTTGCAAGTTGATAAAAATATCAGAAAGTTCTTGAGCCACCACATCATCATGTGTCATAACAGGCACAGTACAGTTCAGCAAATGAATCCGATAAGATTCTGGCAAGTCTTTGAAAAATACATTTACAAAGTCTTGTTCTTTGCCCTCATGGTCAACAAGTGACCCTGTATAAGTCCAGTCATTATTATAAAAGGATATCAAAACATCGCGACGTTTATGATTTCCGTCAAGACTAACATACTTGAAGCCGCGCTTAAGTAAATTAGTGTAATATTTAATACTGTATTCGTTTAGCGGATCATTTTGTTCAGTCCATTCTAAACACGCTCTGACGTCCGCCAGCACTAAAGCTGCAGCGATGCGATTTAAGCAATATGAGCGCAAACAATCACGCTTCATGTCATCGTCCCAGTTGTTCCCGGGTCGTTGAATATTTTTGTCACTATAGACAAATTGTTCTTTAAGTCGATCAATTACATATTGATATGTAACGGTTTGTAAAATAGCCATTTTTCACCTCCAAGTTATGTGATGATAGATTCTTGATCATGTAATCAAGTCTCTATCGGGTTATTTTATAATTTATTATAACACCTTGAATTTAGAAAGTCAAGGATTTTTAAAGAAAGCGGCAGACTTTTTACCGGTCTGCCAGCGGCCATTTTCACTCTGCTGTATCAGTAGAGCTAGCGGTATCTGCCGCAGTGTCTTCATCCTTATCCCCGCAGCCCATTAATAGGGTCGCGGCAAGGACCGGTAGAACAAGTCTCATTTTCTCTCTCCTTAAAATAGCGGCAGACTTTTTACCGGTCTGCCAGCGGCTTTTGCTACTCTGTAGCTGTTTCGGTGGCAGTTGTCGTGTCACCTGTTGTTTCAGTGGTTGTACCACCCTCTGTGGTTTCGCCGGTCGCTGTTTCAGTTGTGGCGGTGGACGAGACTTCAATAGAATTTGCTGTCTCATCCGTGGTGGCGTTGTCCGACACCGTTGTTGGCTCAAGAGTACATGTTCCGTATGCTGTGGCAACCACTAGGGCTCCCCCAACAAAACTAACCTGTACCTTCCATTTAGCCCATGCGGACTTCATCCAATCTAACATAATATTTCTCCTTGTATGTTATTGAAAAGGGGCGCCCTTTAACCGGGGCGCGAACGGCTTTATGTGTTAACCAGCCATCAGTTCATCGAAGGCTTTGTCAACGTCATTGGCTTCCTTTTTGCCATATGACTCAGTTTGGCGTGAACGACCTTCAGCAGAAGAGTCGGAAGCCAATTGTTCGTCAAGAATGGCATCAACCTGCTCGGGCGTCAGACGCTCAAACAAGCTGTCAAAATCGGGCATATTTTCCAGAAGCCCGGGAAGAGCGTCAGAGTCACTTAGGAGGGGACTAGTGTTACGACGCATCTTCAAGTTGGTTTGTGGGTACGCACCGGGACGAGTAGGCTTCGTATAAGTGAGCGTAATATCAGTACCCTCTACCGAATCAGTGATATCACCGTATTCAGGATCAAGAATGTACCCTAAAAGCAACTCATACGCGGTCTTTCCGTAACCATAGACCTTAATACCCTCATCCTCACGACCACGAACCACTACCGGAGAGAAATAACGTTGACGTACAAAAAGTGACTTTGCCAACTTCTTACTTTCCTCGTCATTCTTCTCGGTACCCTCACGCCATAAAGATGACGCGAAATCGCAAATTGGGCAGCGCTCGCCAAAGTTCCGCTTTGGACACACAACGCCTCCCTTGTGATCTCCCACGTTATAGTGGAAGAACATTTCTTTCAACGGATCTCCATCGGCTGTTGGCACGATCCGAATATCTTGGTCACCCTCATCTGGCTTAAACCAGTGTGAAGAGCCATTGTCTCTAGTTCCCTCGCCACGCAATGTGGCGAGCTTTTGTTTCATTAGTTCCATGTTAATAGACATTACTTTTTTCTCCTTTTTGTTTTGATAAAGTATACTGAGCTTTCCTCAGCATCTAATGTATTACTCTTGAGCTAGCTTGTCAAGAGTTTTTTGTTGTATTACGTTGGTATGGGCAACGCAAAACCCAAAGTCTGTTTCAAAAGGCGACTCATAAATTGCATAAGAAACATTTTTAAATGCATTCCTAGGCTTATTTTTGAGATGGCCTATGATGTTTTTATGTAAATCTCCGTCCTTTTCCAATTTTTCAGTTGATATGCAGATATAATAACATACATCACGAGAACTGTCAAGATCAAAATACCAATTTTCTTGAAGAGTTTGTGGGTCAATCCTCCCCAAAGAGCGGATCCTTTGAATGCCGGGCGAGGCCACTAAATTCCCAATAATTGGCGATGTATGATCGAATAAGTTCTTATAATGTACACAATAATAAATAGTTTTATTTATAGTTTCAAAGTATTTTTTAATAGGTACTGAACCTATAGATTCTTCTAATATTGGGTTACTAAAAATTGTAAAAGAGTTGAATAAACCGGACCTCGCATATTGTTGTAGAACACTAAAAATGGCACGTTCTTGGAGTTTCGTAACACCCGATAATAGGTCCACGTCGGGCTCAATATAAAAGATATCGATTTTCTTATCTTTTAGTTGCTGCAAGATGGCCAACGTTGCGTTAGCAGTCCTCGCAGAGCCACACAAAAATACTTGTACATATTCATCCATGCTGGAAAAGAATTTCTCCAGATCAGGGGTACTTGTTTCGTAATCTTCAAGGTTTGCTTGATATTTTATCTTTCGCTTGTATTTTGTATTTCTTTCAACATTATCAGATATAACATAGCAGTTATACTCTTTGTTGTTGGAAAAACAATTAACAATATTTTCACCAGCAGTCCCAATACCCAAAAGCGATATCACAGAATCAATTCCTTAAGATCATAGTAATTTTTTCCAGCATTGATGTTGCCACGAAATTTACCGAGCGAATTATTTTCAAAAATATTTTTAATTAAAGGAGTCATGCTGCGCTCTGAGTCATCAAGATCAATAACTATCTCGTCATGCACAATATGTGATATAAATGATTTTTTCCCCTCTAGAAACTTATCAATCTCAATGGCGCGCTCCATGACCAAGTCTGCCGTTGTGCTTTGTATCAAATAGTTAAAAGCTTTTCTATGTTCTACCGGAACCGCTCTGCCGGTCATGGTGTTAACTTTTCCATCTACATAATAATCAGATAATATTTTATCTCTGTTGTACAGATCGCTTTTTATTGCGTCTGAGTCTGGATTATATAACCAAGCAAAGAATTTTTCTTTAGCCTCTTCGCGCGATAAAACACCGCCAAACACATTTTTTGCATTCCATTGGTGGATGTCCCAATCGGGCTGCGGTTCATTACCGAGAGCCAATACTGTTCTTAATTCGGCGCCATTATAATCCAAACTGAGGAACCAACCATTTTTGGGCTTGATTATTTTACGGTGTGTCTTTTTCATGGTTAAAATTGGCAGAGAATTGCTGAATGTTGTCAAACGGCCGGTCACTGTACCAAATAGATTATAATCAATATGTGAAGGTCCAGACAACAGCCTTTGAAGTTGAAGACGGTCCCTTGAACTGGTCATTAATTCTCTGCAGTCCTTGTTACTAGTGGTCAAATTGTTAAACTTGATCTTGTGTAATAATTTATGTACGCTGGCTAGATGCTCATAGTTACGCGGCTTTTCGTAATTTTCAAAAACATGTTTTGTGATCTGATTCTTGGTTTCGCAAAAGTTTAACAAAAAGTCTTCGGGTACCAGATCGTAAAAACATAATTCACGTAAATTAATTTTTGCTATCCTAAATGACTGGAGATATGCTTTAAACTTGGCCTGATTCGAGGCCAATTTTGCAGATATATCGGCCGGGCAGACTTCAGCGAGATTCTTACCGCCAGTCATAATCCATGCATATTCCACAGAATCATCAGTGATAGCGCCGGAGTGGCGCCATGTTTTTGTTAGATTAGTCGGCATCTCATCAAAATATAGTTTACCATTTGTATATATTCCGACGCACTCTGATTTATCGTCTAGACTTTGAAAGTACAATTTTTTCTCCGTAACCTTTTTTGTTCCTATTAACATTATAACTCAATGAGCCTCTATAGTCAAATGGATGGTTGATTGTTCTTTCAAAAGCGACACCGGCGCGGGAGGGGCCTAGGCGATCATATATTGACAGACAGTCGCGAAGGATTGTTTTTTTCTCGGGTTTGGTAAATTCTTTTGGTTCTTCGTGCATGCGGATTTCAAATAAAAATGTTAATAATTGTCTATCCGTAAATATTCTGGTTAATTGTTCTTCAGAGTATGATTCAGGCACTATATGGCGTGTGCGAATTCGGCCGTTGCACTCTTCAATAATCGGAATTTTTGGTAATTTCACCGTGTTATATAATCTAAGCAGATATTTTCTAAATTTTTCATAGTAGATATAATCTGCGCGGTTGTAACCTATGTTTAAAATCCTACCAGTGGCTTGTAGCCTATATCGCGCGGCATACTGCAACATCTCGTTTGAACCAATATCGGCCACTATTCTCCATGGTATATTTTTATCAACCATAAAGCCGAACGAGCGACATGCATTTAAGAAGTATTCCCAGTGGCCACTTCGGATGAAATATTTCATTTTCTTGCTATCATCAAAATAATCAAGATCGGCAACTTCAATTGCCAACCCGCTAGCGTTAATAGGGCAGTATCTGCTCTTTAAAAATGCAGAAAAAGTAAACGGATACTGTTTTACGGACTTCATCAATAATGGCCTTAAATGTTTCATAAATTCATGAAAATTTTTAACTTGGATTTTTTTATCCCTGAAGTAATTCTCTATTGCTGTTGAATAATTGTCTTGGTGAGTATTGAAAAGGTCTATTGGGCTAACAAAAGATTTATAAACATTCAAATTGCTAAGATATGGGTGATTCGGATCCAGTTGCCCCTGAGCAACTGCCTTTTGAAAAACTTGCTGCAGGTCTTTAAACGCATCTACAACAAAATTAATAGCGCTCTGTTCTGGGCCGCCGGCATTATCTCCTGTAGCATCGTTGAGTGGTTTTAATCTGGCCATGGATTGTTTCGGAAGATATATAGGTACATACTGGTAGTTCACGCGGCCATACAAAAATTTCTCTCCAAAATTAAAATCGGTTAGATTTTCATATTGGTTAATATTAGCAACTGCATCATAGTTGTATACCACTCTCTTATAGAATGTCAAAGCGGCGCCGTCGCGGTTTTTATCAATGTAAGTTTCTGCCATTTTTTCGTTCCTTCACTAATATGTAGATGAAAGCCAGTTTTTTCAAGTATCCTTTGGGGGATCAGATGGTGCTGGTTCTTTGTCGGTATCGGTCTCAGCGCCATCAGCGGGTGGGCTGGAAGAGGATTTACGACATTTTGTTTTCTTATTACTGCCAACGCCAGATGGTGTGGCTGTTTTTCCTCCAGCGCTGGCGACCCAGACGGCGGTCAAATTTGTTTCTCCGTGGCCCGGGCCGAATTCGTGGGACGCCCTTGTTATCATATAATAACCCCCCACACCCAAATCTGTTAAATCAAATTTATCTTCTTCCATTGCCGCCGTACTTGGCGCAAAGCCGCGCGGATCGACAAACAGGTATTGTCCCGGGAAGGCGCCAACGTTTGCGTATGACTTTATGTTTACATCATACAATTCTCTTAATTGATGCAAACCATCATACCCATCTTGTTCAAATCTAACTGTTTTTAGGTGAGGTGTCTCAGTCTTCTCTAGAGATATGTTTTTTATAAGGCCCCTGTCTCGCCCAAGCACGTAGTGCATTATGCCGCGGCCCTCGTCGTCATCCTTATCCCCGATCATTGTTGCTGATGGCGCCGTACGGCCGGCATGAAATATGAAATAGTTCATTTCACTCTCAACACCGGGGTTGGGATTGTTGTAGTCAGAGTTGCCCTTTATATTTAATAATGGATTTCCGGTCGGAATGTTTTTGACTACAAGCCTGCGGTATTTGTTTTTTGAGCCAACAATGCGCTGCGTGATTTCATCTTGAGGGGCATACGTCGGATATGATGTGACTACTGCTTCATATAATCTAACTTTTTGTTTAATCGAAAAAGGATAGCAAGAGTCTTCATTTAAATAATTTTTCAACAGATCATTAAATAGGTCTTTTAAAAATTGAGTGAGTGGATACTGGGCACCATTGTTTTTAAGTATTTTGCTCGTTAACCATTCCGAAAAGTATTTTACTGAAACTGGGACATCTCCAAAATTAACATGTTGTGAATCGCCTGTAGCGTGATCAACAATCTCCAGTGGCCCTAATACAACTCTAAACTTTTTGAATTCAGCAATTGTTTTATTTAGTGATTTTATTTCCATTTTCTTCATGTCTTCATCGACTGGCAATCCTTTATATTCAGTAGCCTTATTAAGCTCGTCAGCAGTCTGGCTCAGGTATTGTTCCATACTACCCATTACGACATTCAACAAGTCAGCAATGTAAAAAAACGGTATTTGAATACTGTCCATCCCCGCTAGTTGCAAGTGGGCGCCCAGATCTATTTTATTTTCCTGATCATCGGATATCTGACTAGAGAAGGCAGCATGCACTTTTTGGGAGAGATTTAATTGGGAGTCTGCACTGCCTTTGGTCACTTTTCCGGCAAGCGGGTACCCGGGGCCTTGTGCCAAAACACCCTTGAGGTCTTCGCGAGTGAAATTTAAGAAATGGATGTAGCCGTTGATGAAAAGTTGTTTAAATAGATGGGAATGCATTTTCTGTTTTTCCTGTCCAATAATCTTAACGTCGTCCTGCTTGATCACGTTAACTTTTTTTTGTAATTCAGCGCCACCGTCTCCAGACTTACAGATGGCGTAATTCGCATGATCAAAAGCCAGCTTTCTTGTTAAGAGTCTAACATTTGTGGCCACTTCTGTGAAAATGTTTAGTCTTGGAGTGGCAAAATATTCCTCAACATAAGCGAGGTACTCAATATTAAAGGTAACACGACCCAATTCATCAAAATCAAAGTTATGGGTAACGGGTGTTAAATTAACACTAACAAAACTGTTGCTGAGGGCTGAGCGGTTAGTGCCCTTGATCGGAGATGCCGCGTCTTGATTAGCCCAGCCGAATACTGCTTTGAGTCTAAAATTTAGAGCATCGTTTTCTTTATATTCATTTTGTTTGATGTTCTTGCCCGTTTTTAACGCCAAATCAATATATTTAAATGTACGTGTAACTGTTCTGCCCTTTTTATCCATGGTTTCTACAGTGCGGGGTCTCATAAGTTCTTCAAAATCAGCTGCATGTAAACTCAATGTTGCCGTAATACAGCGCTTTTGTGCAAACATATCTTGACCTTCAAAATTTAAATTAAATGATTTTATGCCGATACCAAAACCTCTCTTGGTTTTCGTTCTAAAGATATTTTCAATATCGGTGCTATTAGCATGCGAGTCAAAAGGGATCTCAAACTCTGAGACGGGTTGTGAGGAATTGGCGTTTTGTATTTTATAAAGTCTTATCAATGGCTGCATTGATGAAATCTCAGCCGTAGTCATGCTGAAGAAGCCTGCTTGGGCGGCGCTTGTAGTGAGCCTATTTATAAACCCAAATGATTCTCCTTCTACTAATAATGGTGCGTTGCCGACCAGTTCACCTGCGCCGGCTTTTCTGTAGGGGAGCCGACGTCTTATTTTTTTATCACCTTCTTCATCCGACGTCTTGGCAGTACTATCATCCAAACTGCGACTGAACTTGGCCAATGTAGATATTTGTGATAGTAAGATACATTGCTCTTTATAATTAATAACAGGTATAGCCATCACTTGTTGATTGTCACTAAATGCATTTATTGCTTCATTGGCGGCGGCGCGTTGTTTGGGGGTGCCGGGGCCGTGGACGGCGTTAACGCCTTGTAAACTCGCGAGTTTGTTATCTAACTCAACATTTCCTTTGATATCTAACTCTTCTGCACATTTGCTTAATTTACTTTCAGAACTTAGATGACTTTTGAGCGCTTGTAATTTCCCCTGCAAATCGCTTAATGGCCCTCTGTCTACTGAAGCGTCACCGCCGACGTCATCCACCCCTCTTTTGAGGGCGGCCGCGGCATAGCGAAGTGTTTCTTGAAGCTGGTTTATGTTTTGGAGAGTATTCTCACTTTGGGCGCCTTTGCTTGATATAGTCGGATTGTCGGCGTCAGGTTGGAATCCTCTTTTGTTGGAGGGCCCGGGCGTGTTGTAGCCGCGGCGGTAACGCTCGGCGGCGTCCAGCAGCACTACTTGATTGTTGGGGTACCCGGGGTTGTTTGCTACTTCATAAGTGATCTTACTGCCTTCTGCTCGCCCGGGGTACCCGCCGAGATGTGATAAACTTCTTGTTCCCAATTGGGCCGCGGCAGCGCGGCGATGAACGTCAAGAGTGGTGACGCTGTCTGAACCATGAGTTCCAGCTGCTACCTGACGAGCGACTTTTTCTGATACAGTGGATGCGGTACCGTCGGCCTGCAGCGAGGGGCCGTATTCTTGGAGGGCTTGGTCGACGGTGATGGTGACAGTACCCGATAGGTACTTATCGCCGAGCTGGTGTATCTCATCAATTAATTTATTGAACGCTCTCGCTTCCTTAGCGAAACATGCACCAGATGTGGCTATCTTCCCACAATTTTCTTGTAATTTTTTATCGTATTCTTTGTTGATCTCATCGATTGCGGGATTGTCCGCATCACCCTGTACTCCCGCGCTTCCACACTTTACTGCACTCGGCATTCTTTTAGACTCCCAACATCGTTGCGATATTTTCTAAATTAATCGGTATTTCAATAACATCGCCCTTAATTAGATGAGCCTCAGTGGGGGCACCGTTATACCATCCAATAATCCACCACAGTTCAGGATTACCATAATACTTGTTAGCAAGATTATAGAGCCTGTCGCCATATTTCCAAATATGGGTGTCTGTTTTTAAAGAAGATCTATCAAGTACATCAGGGTGATATAACGGGGATGTCCCATAGTGTACTATTCTTTGAAGTTTTCTCATGCGTCTGGCTATTGCTGAGCTTTTTTCTTCGTTAGTGAACACGGCTATTTTTTTATATCTTGACATTATTAGTAGTCTCCACCGGTTCCAACTTGGTAATCCGCGGCGAAGACGGCCATGGTATCAACAACTTCATCGGCAAAAATGTTGCCGGTACCTGCGTCATTGTAGCCCGCGTTCATGAGTTCTTGGCCCATAACAGCACTAGCGACGTATGCTCTCTTTTCTGCATTCTTGATCTTGCCGGCTTCTAGACGACGTTTATCTCGGCCGAGGCGACCTTCGCCCCCAAAGAGACCTTTCGTGCCAAACATGCCACCATAGCGCGCGGCCGCATTTTGTCTCATTTGCTCTACTTTCTCCCTGTTAATTTCAGCCTCAACAGCTTCATTCCAAGATTTGCCTTCGTAATCGCTGCGCATCTGTGTAACGTCATAAGTACTAACGCCATAAGGGAATGTCTTGGAGTCAATAAACGTGTCGCTAGCGTCCCAACCAAGGGCGTGTTCGTGAATTGGAGTGAATGAAATAACGACTTCAATGACTTTCGGTAAAATTGTATTAGGAACGGGCGATGGATGGCCGTCCCAGTCCTTAATCATCTCAAAAACCCCGGATTCTCTGTTCTCTAAATTATGGTTAACAGTCATACTTGAAATAAATCCAAGCTGACCGTGCTGGGGCTCCGGCCCTTTGGAACTATAGTCTTGATAATAGGTTGATTTCTCATTCAAATTTCTAAAGCCCGGTTGCCGTTCCATGAAGATGCCACCGGTGCTGCCGTTAATATCTGCGGTGTTTTGCAGAATATTCATGACTTTTAATCTCACCAGTGGCCCTTGGGATATAGTTTGTGCTTGATCAACATCAATATAGTTTGGATATACGCTTTGTATCAAGGATTGTACTTTACCAAGATTTTCAAATGCTTCGCTTTCGCTGGCTGCGGGTACAACAAAACTTAAATTTATTGTACGGTCTGTTTGAACGAAATTGTGGATTTTATCTGCTCGACCAAAAACTGCTTCAGATTGCCAATTCGGAGTGTATGTCTCGTTGTAAGAAGTAATAAATGCTTTAAAAAATGTACTAGTTCGGCTAGCTTCATGCAGAAAAGAGATATAAAGCTTTTTACGATTAGCAAGGCCGTCTGAGCCGTCTGCATAAAATGTACCCATCTGGCCACTGGGTGTGTTCACTGTGCTGGCCTTATATTTGTGAGCATCAAAAATTTGATTGTAATAATCGTATGCCGATGGTCCTGTGTTGTTTCCTTCGTCGTCTGCCATTTAGTTTATGATCTCCCTGCTATTGCTTTTGCGGCGCGCTGGTCTTGAGTTTTGTGCACAATTCGTTTAATAGACTCATTGCCAATTTTAACTTCCGTTATGATTTCTTTAGGCCCACTATTAATATAGGTGCTACTTGAAGAATTTTGCGCAATATTTGTACTTGCGGCGGTTGGTGCGGCGGCCCTTGCTGCGGCGGCGGGTACGGCCGCGGCGGTGGTAGCCATCGTTTTATTCATTACATTGTTGTTGACGGGCTTGCCGGGCATTTGGGCCTTGCTTGTGGGGGGCTCTTCTCCGCCGCCGGTCACCATGTTATAACCTTTGATGGCGACCTGCGCGGCCCAAGAATTAGCTACAGCATCCTTCATCTCACCCATTTTCTCTACCATTGCGACAATTTTTGCAATAACACTGTCAATTGCGCCACCAAAAAATTCTACAGCCTTTATCACTGGCCCAAAAGATAATTTAAGGATACCCAGCGATTTAGCCAACAATCCGCTAGTAAACATATCAAAGAAGCTTGGGGAGTTTTTCTCTGCAAAGGCCGTCATGAGTTCTTTTACGCCCCAAGCGACCTTACCGAGAATAAAAGCAAACATTTTAAAGAAAGGAATAATTGCATAACGAGTGACTAAAGTTCCAAATTTGACGAACCAAGTCACTAAGTCTCGTATCATTGGTATCAAATTATCTCCGCTTTCGCCAAGTAGGTCAGAGTGGCCCATTGCATCTAAAAATACTTGCCCAACTTCGTTGAGGCCTTCTATCAAAGGCTTTACTCCTTCAGCTATACCTTCAAAAACTACTGATAAAAGCGAAACTTTGTCGGTTCCTAGTTTGATGGCATCAAGAAGTGATATAACAGCAATCACAATGCCCGGGATCCCGCCGAAAGCAACAAGCAACACGCCACCTAGTATTTTAAACATTGTTATGTTTTCACCAATAAAAGTTAATATACCGCGGAAAGCGTCAATCAATGGTGAGAGTATTGGTATTAATTGTTTAAAAGCAGCATTTAATTGATCTTGGAAAGATGCTAATTCTCTAGCTTCTTTTGCGGCGTCTTCATAATCTTTGGTCATCATTTTTGTTTCATCAGAAACAGATTCCAGGCTTCCGCTTAGGGCCATGGCCAGATCGCCAACACTTTCAAGACCCATTGCATCCTTATAAAAATTCTTCTGATAGTAGGACATGGTATCAAAGGATAACCCTGTATCTAAAATAGAATCTCGAATCATTTCAAATCTAGCAGTTGGATCTGTCTCCATCATAAGATCCATAGCATTAACAAAGTTGCCACCAAGCGCAGCGTTTAATTTACCAGCTTGACGGGCAGCGCCCTCAAAAGTATCAAATTGATTAACTATATTCAACAACTTACTCACCGATAGGCCGGTTACCTTGGCTGCTGCCGCTAAATCTCTAAATGCTTCGTCGCCGTTTTCGCCTAATTTCATCAAAGAATCAGAAGCCTCTCCAAACTGGCCGGCCAAGACTTCGGGAGCGACCCCAAGTTCTTGCGCAAAACCGACCATATTGAGCATTTCTTTGCCGGCTGCTTCAGCGTTCATGCCCATGCCTTTCGTTAATGTCTGTATGCCTTGCGCCGTTTGTTCATTAGAAACACCAAATTTTTCTAATAGAGCAGTAGTTTTAATCAAACTATTTCTAACTTCAGTATCTTGGATGGTTGAAAAATCTGTAAAAGTATTGTAAAGAGAAGTCATTGCACCGCCCATATCTTCCGCTGTAGCCGTGAATTTACGGCCTTCCTCGTAAGTAACCGAAAGTGAACGCGCAAAGTCCCTAGAGGCGCCTGTAGACTTCATAAACGCATTCTCTGCGTCACCCAGTTCAACTGCCAACTTTGCTATAGCAGTAGCAAATTGCATTGCAAACATGGGGGCGCCGGCTTTTATAAATCCTGCGACTCCGCCATTAACATCTTTAAACTTATCAGCCATGGCTTTTAAGTTTTTGGCATTCAGTAAACTACCGATCTCTGGAGCAGTTCCGGAAAACAATGCGCCAAAGCTGTCAGTGAGATCATCAACTGCTTTTTGATGTTTTTCAAGTGCTTTTTTCTGTTCTCCTAGCTGTTTTATCTTTTTTACCATTTCTTCAATGGCGCGCCTGCCGGCTTCAGTATTCGCGTCTTCGGATTGGGTTAAAAGCTTTAACTTTTCTATTTCAATATC